AGGTACTCTAATACCATTACCCCATGAACCAGGATTTCTGGTAGAGAATGTTACACCTGTTATAGTGTTATTATCATAACCTAACTGGTTATAATGATCTGTGCTTTTTATTTTTATATCACTTGCACTTCCTGTAAATGCATTTTTCATATGGGTGTCATCTGCTCTCACTACCCTCATATTTCCACCATATGCTAGGTAAGAAGAGGCGACTAACCAATCTTCATAATGCTTGTCTGTCTCGTATGGTTGACCAAAGTTGTTTAGTAAGTCAGACTCATCTGTTACTAAAACTGGTTCTCCGACAGGTCCTTTTGCAAAGGGAGCAACAAGTGCACCAATTGATCCAGAGGTAGCGTCTACTCTACCAATGGTTAAATCAACCTCTCTAACTACGATACCAGGAGATGCTAAATTTAACGCCATCCCTTACTCTCCGAATCTCAGATTTATTTAAAATTATTTATTCAAAAGGGTATTTTCATTGGGGAAACAGCACATGAACATCACCAATCTGGATAATACCACTCTTTTTCTGTCTTATTTAATTTTCTTCTTTTTACAATTCTCTTAATTGTGCATATCTTACACTCATAAGAATAGGCAGAAGGAATATCTCCTCTGCCTTTTCTGGTAAGATAATAACCATCTATCAAATCCTTTATTTCACCACATACTCTACACTTCCTTTCTTTTAGTAGTATATGTTCTAGATCAAACTGATCATCTAAGTCCATTAGATACCATTCCAGAAGTTATCTACAGGTTGTGCGTTTCTAGATGCTATGTATAATGCTACGTTACAGAAAAACCATAAAATATTTGTTACCCACGCTTGTCGCCAACAATATTTTCTATTTGTTTGCACAATAAAGAGTTCCTCCTCAGTGCCTGAGTTTTTTATAAATTGTTCCAATATTAATGAAATCACAAATCCTATTGCGAAAACATAAAATAAAAGATTTAAAAAACCTGCGTTAAAAAGTAAAAATGAAATCATCTGTAGTCCCACATGTAAGAGCGATCACCATATTCATCAGTATGCCACCTATCTCCTTCAGAGTCAACAAATGTATCGTCATCCAGACCATCTGATATAAAACCGAATGGAGCCATGTCCTGTTCGATTTGATTTTTTTGTTCCTCGTATATTCTTTTTCTTATATCATTATCAGTCATCTCTTTAAAATAATCCTGTGCAACTAACCATGCAAAGATTACAAGACACATCGCTAAATCATCATTACAACCCTCCTCTGCCTCAAAAGAGTTATGTTTTTGAGAAAATGTAGTGAGTTCAGAAATAATCTCATAATCACAGGTTAGTAACTTATCATCTTCAATCAGTGTCTTTAAATTACTGCAACCTAATTTTTTGACTGCTGCAGTCATTCTAACTCCTAACTGAGACTTCTTACCAGAGAATCCTTGACCCACCACCTGACCATTTCTACCTCTCATTGAAGCCATTAATAGATTATCATACTCAAGATCATATTGCAAGATACTCGCTACTTGGTCTCCAATATCATTTACCTCAATTAAAAGAAACGCATTGTTATATCCTTTTGCTACACTGTGGATGATGTTCGGAAACAACATGGGTTTAATTTCATTGTTTCGATATTTCGCAACCACTTTGTATGGAAACTCAGTTATATCAAATACAATAAACGCTGAATAATCATTTCCTAATCCACGAGCAACATCAACTGTAATCATATAATTATGATCTTTTATTGCATCCTCATAGATATCAAGACCAGCATTCTTTGTAATTGGAGCATCATAAATTAAATTTTTTAGTTTACTTGGTGCGATAAGAGTGTTAACAGATCCTAAAAACTCACATTCAAACTCAACTTTGAATTGTTGTTCAGATGTGTTTGCTATAGTTTGTGCTTTCCATGCCTCATCTCTACCAGGTACTTCATTCCAATGAACGTCTGTAGGAACATAACCATTAGTTCCTCTCTCAGCATCATGCCACATCCTGTAAAAGTGGTTCATACCACGAGGAGTTGATACAATTATTACTTTAGTGCTTGTACCAGAAGAAATTGTAGGATATACAGACGCAAAGAAATCATCCGCTACGTGATTTGGGACAAAAGCAAACTCATCAAGGAATAGTATGTTGAAAGACATACCCCGAACAGCAGATGCAGATGTAGATGCTGCTAATATTTTTGATCCGTTATCTAATTCTAATGAACCTTTGTTCCATGCTATGATACCCTGTTGCATCCATTTTGGTAAATTTTCGTATGCAGTCTGTAATCTACCAAGTAGATCCATCGCAATCTTCGCCTTGTTCGCAAGAATTCCAATGTTAACACTATCATTGAAGATCGCATAATGTAGAAGATATGATACCACAGTGGTAGATTTACCAGTTTGTCGTGGCATTTTACAGATATTAAATCTTTCTCTGTGAAAATTATTAACTAGTTTTTCTTGAAAGGGATATAGATTAAATGGAACGAGACCCTCATCAAGAGATACTATCTTGATGTATTTCTTTGCAAAATATACTGGATCATCCTTACACTTTAAAAATTCTATAATATTCTCTTCAGAGAACTCAATCGGTGTATTTGCTTTTTTTAAATTAGGATTTCCAAGATATACATTATCAGACATAACAATTACTTTTTAGTTTTCTTTTTCATCGAGTTGATGAATTTTCTGTAGACTGCTGCCTCAGAGGTTTTACCCATTTCTCTTGCCCGTTGCTCCATAGCAACAGCAGCTTGAATTTTATGAGCGTGTGATCTATTAGATTTCCTGATTTTTGCAACAGACGTTTTTGCAGTAGCAACGTCCTTAAAACCAAGTCCATGAATAGTTCCTTTAGGATTTTCATCTGTATATAAGTCTGAATGTTTCTTTGAATTTGCTGGTTGACCCTTCTTTCTAGGGATGCGAGGATTTGATTCCTCATTCATTGCTTTCTCTAATTTATCTGCTTGTTTCGCATGAGTCTTAGATCCCTTCCTAAGATTTTTGACTAACTTCTTGATGTAAGGTTTATCCTTTTTATCTAACTCCTCTTTCATATCATCTTTACTATCAAGATAATCAGCAGCAGTATCTAAGTAATCAGTTGCTTTAGTAATCTTTGACTGTACCCATGCTTTGAAGTTATCTTTCTTAAGAGTATGTTTTTTAATACGCTTAGATGCTCTTTTAGCAGTTTTCAACTGATTACGGATCATCTCTGGTTCGTGATCCTTATGTTTCTCCTCTTCCATTGCTTGTTTGCGAATAGTTGCGAAGTAAACTTTCTCACCTTCTTCTTTACCATATTGCTTCTGCATACTCTTCTTCATATCAGACTTATCATACTTCTTCTTTAATCTATCATCTTTTCTTTTCTCTTTCTCAGTCATTTTTCTTTCAACTAACTCACCCTCTGGTTCATAATGTGCTTTTCTTACCTTTGAAGTTAATCTTTTTAATTTTATATAATCACCTGGTTTAGTAGGATCTAACTCAGGATGTGCCTTCAAGACACCGCTGTCAATTTTACCTGTGTAATCTTTTTTTGCTAAGGGTAATCCTTCACCAACACCTCTATAATCTACTGGTGTTTGCTCATTAGGACCTTTAGATGAATCCTTTTTATTTCTCGAACCTAATATTGTATATCCTCCCTGTCTGACTCTATTCCCCATCTCTGTAATATGAGTTCCTTTCCATACTCCATTACCATTTAATCTTGGTCTCATGTGTGCAGGACCAATGATATCAACTACAACTGCAGTTGTTTCTCCGTCAGAATTCTGTATCTCTACGCTCTCTCCTACTCCCCCTGAGCCATTACCACCACCATTACCACCAGAGCCACCGTTACCATTTCCACCACCATTCCCACCGTTCCCATTTCCGTTAGAACTTCCGTTAGATTTGCCATTACCATTACCATTCTTTTTAGAATCCTCCTTTTCGTCTTCACGCTCTCTACGAAGATACCCACCAACTCCTCTACGGAATCCTTTAGGAATCGGTTTGCACTTGCTATCTTGGAAACAGTAATAGTGTCCTTCCTTACACTTCTTCATTGTAGCGATTATTTTTCCTCTTTATTATTTAGAAACCCTTTCTTTAGCATCTTTGAGAGTTCGGATGTTGATCCTACAAACAACGCATTATTAGTTACATTATTTGTTTTTGGAGCATCTTCATTTACATCTTTAACTTTTTTCTGCAAATCCATCAACTTATCAGTTGTATCTGCAACTGATTTTATAAGTTGTCCTGCAACCTCATATGCTCTTGGACTTGCACTTTCACCTGCAACCTCCATGATTCCATTTATTGCTTCTTGACCTTTTTCTATGATTGAATATAAGTTGGCTCGAGTGTATTCATAGTCTTTCTCAACTTCATTTTTCTTCGGAGCATCCTCTTTTTTAGTAGGAATAATATCAGTATCACTGATATTTAAAGCCTTATCAATAGATTCATAGTTTTCCATCAGATATCACTTTGTTTTGTTGGACTGCGATCTCTACCATCGTCAAAGAATTCAGATGTTTCACTGAATCCAAAGTCATCGCCTGGTACGATAAGTGCATTATCATTACTATCTATAGTACCATCACTGTTATAATCTTTGGTTGCAGTAGGTGTAACTGTATATCTCATTTCTCTCTTTGCATTTACAGTATCAACACTTGCATATTGATCGACAATAACTTTTTTAATAAGACCCTCTGGATTTTCTGCGATAGGTCCATATAAGTATGTCTTAGCAACAAATTGGAAAGTATATATTAATGCTCTTCTTGTTGAAAAATCTCCTTCATAATCGTCTTGGAAAGTGACATTGGTAAGTGTTATGGGAACATCTCTTTTTTCACCGATGGAGTCTTC